TTAGTTATCTTCCTCCTCGTCGAACTCTTCGGGGTGCAATCGGCGGTAATTCGCGTTCGCCTCATCCTCAAGGCGCTCAAAGTCTATTAACTCGCGGTCGGACATTTCTCGGTAAAATTCACGCGCGAAAAACGCTGTAATTACCTCGTTAACTCTCACGTTTTCGGGGATCTCCTCCCCGTCCTCGTCCTCCTCTGGCAGCTTGTAGATATAGGAGCTTATGCCTATTTTGCTGCATTCGGTTAGCTCGCTATACATTGCTGTGGCTGAAATGCTTCCGCCGTTGTATTGTCCCGTTGTTTTTATGAATATAACCAGAGTTCGATAAGCGTACAACGCTTCTCCTTCTTTGGCCTGATCCTTGCATTCGTTGTATGCCTCGTTGTAGGTGTACTCGCTCATTTCTTCGGCGAGCTGTTCCGCGTCCTTTTCGCTCGTAATAAAGCTGTTTAGATCCTCTACTATATCGATAGATTCGATTGTTTCCGTGTACCCATATCCGCGCGTTTTTTGCGTTTTGTAGGTGTTCGATATGGTGAGCTCCTGCCCAAGTAGCGTGATGGTCTTTCTCGTTTCCATTGTCTGTATCTGTTGTGGTTGTCCTTTCTGTCAGGTTTGTTATTTGCTGCTCCGTATAGCGTCGGTTATGACCTGTGCAAGCTCGCTTGTAATGTCTATCTCTTCGCCTGTTTCGTAGGCTCGTCGCTCGGATAGCGTTACGTAGGTGACTCGCTGCAACTCATCGTAGCGGTTGCCCCACGATATTAGGTACTCTTTGTCGTCGTCTCCCGCTACCTTTAGCCCGAATATATCTGCCTGCTCGTTCGCGAATGCGTTCGCGGCTGCTACGCTTGGTACTATCTCTTTTGCCCATTTGGCTATATCCTCAAGCGATTCGAAGGGCTCCCCGTCGTAGTAGTATGTAGCGGTCTGCTCGTAGACGAAGGTAGCCAGCGTTACCGCCTTGCCGCCGCTTGTGGTGTATGTCGTTTCCTTTGCGTGGTCGCGTGTATATGAGTAGCTCATGTCTGTATCATGCTTTAGTTTATTCTTCTTGTGCCGAGTGGCGCGGCGGCGGTGTGTAGGTCTGTATCTACCGTTACGTAGTCCCAGCCCGTGCCACAGTGGTCTACGAGCAGCACCCACAACTGCAGCTTTTCGCTATAGGCGAACATGAGGCCGAAGTGCTCGTTTAAGAACTCGCAAAGGTCATCGCTGCAGTTGGTTAGGTGGTATTGGAAGATTTCGGGGTATTCCTCCGTCTCTTCGTCACAATCGTATCCGATCGTATTGTACATTAGTTCCTCATCGAGATAGGCGATTTCGTTGCATAGAATGGTAGTGCACCCTGCCCAGCTGGAAGCTACTGCGTATGTCGTGGTATACGCCTTTTGGTTGGTCTGAATAGTTTTCATACCTTTGTACTGATATTAAAAAAAAATGGTAGCCCCGTCGTCCGTTGTGAAACGAGCGCGGGGCTTTTTACGTTCGTTCCCGTTGCAAAAGGTTAGGGCGTTTTCCCTTTCCTTTTGTACTACAAAGATAGAACAAAAAAACGAATCTACCAAATCTAAACCGCTATTTTCCAACATTTTAGCCACATTTTTTCGCCCTCCTCGCATTTTTTTTCGACGACCGAAAAATCACTTTCCGAGGAAGAGGGGGAGGCGATTTTAAGGAGGGAGGAGACCCCCTGCATACCACCCCTCGCTCCCTTTTCTTTGCGCGAGTTCTCAAAGTCCCGTGGGGGCTTCTGTGTCTGCACTTCTCTTGGGGGATAAAGTGGTGTCAAAATGCGATGTTTGCAGGGTATTATATAGGCTTCACAGCAAAGTATGACCCAAGACGAAACCGCCAGCTTTCTAAGAGACGGGCTAAAAGCCCTTGGTGCGTACTCCCCAGCGTTTGAACCGCTAATCTCGGTTACTGCGCAGATGTCGGGAGTGTGCAGGGAGTCTTATGCGGTACTGATGTCTGATGGGATAGTCGTAGAGGAGTTCAGCCGTGAGGGAGACTCTCGCAAGCGAGCTAATCCTGCATGGTCCATATTTATTGAAGCATCCAAGGAACTCCGCGCACAGCTGTCCGAGCTTCAGATGACCGTACGAACTGCGAAGTTCACAAGCGGAGACGAGGTGGACAAGCTCAACTACATACTCCAGCAGATATATGACGAAGCAACTAAGTCAAAGCGAAGCGACAGCACTGAAAAGCGGGGTCGTAGAGCGTCTGCGAAGCGCTAAGATACCATACCCTCGCTTCAATAAGCTCGACAAGCGTCTATCGGAGTATATACGCGAGTGCATAAAGCACCCAAGTCTGCATAATGTGTATGAGCTTCTGTCTATTGAGCGCTTTCTACACAAGGTGGATAGGTATGTACTCCGTGATGAAAAGGTGTTGCACTTCATCACGTTCTACGAGCATATCCGACTTCCGTCTGCCGAGGGTATGGTCTTCTTCGCGCTTACCCCCGTGCAGGTCTTCCAGTTCACCAATATCTTTTGGTTCTACCACGAGGACGGAGAAAGGCGGCTTGTCCGTGATGTTCTCCTATTCGTGCCACGTAAGTTCAGCAAGACGACTTCCATTGCTACGCTCTCTGTGTATGACCTCCTCTATGGAGATGCTAATGCGGAGAGCTACGTGGGCAGTAACAGCTATCAGCAGTCAAGAGTGTGTTTCGATGTAATCTCCAAGATACTCCGCGCGCTTGACCCAGCTCTTAGGCGCTTTAAAATCAACAGAGAGCAGGTGTACAATCGTATACCTGGGAAGATGTCTATCGCACGCTGTCTGTCGTCTGCGGCTGACCGCTTGGATGGTCTCAATGCCTCGCTTGTGATTATTGACGAGTATGCGCAGGCGGACAATGATGCACTAAAGAGTGTTCTCACCTCCTCGATGGGTGCGAGAAAGAATCCCCTCACAGTGGTAATCACGACTGCCAGTGACAAGCTCGACACGCCATTTACGGAAATGCTGGACGCCTATAAGTCTATCCTCCGAGGAGAGGTGGAGAATGATAGCATCTTCGCACACATTTTTGAGCCAGATGTGGATGACGAGGAGGGCGACCCTAATACGTGGCACAAGGTACAGCCACACTTGGGTGTAACGGTGCGCCCCGAGTACTACGAAGTGGAGTACAAGAAAGCCCAGCTCACGGCAGGGGATATGAAGGCATTCCGCAACAAGCTCCTCAATATCTTCGCCCGTGACGAGCGTGAGATGTGGATACCTCGTGAGACGATTGAAAAGGCGTTTATGCACGTGCCTATGGAGTCGCTTCGTGGCTATCGGGCTATGTGCGCTGTAGACTTGTCCGTCCGTGATGACTTTAGTGCGCTTACATTCCTTGTCTACACGCCAAGTCGTGTCCCAGAGGGGCGCACCAAGGTCTGCCCGTTCCACGCTATCACACATTACTTCTTCCCCGAGGGTATGCTCGCCACGCACGTAAACCGAGAGCTTTACAAGCGGTGGGCGGATGATGGCTATCTGACGCTATGTAAGGGCGACAGCATCGATTATCCTCTCATCGTGGATACAATACTCCGACAGCCACTCTCTACGCTCAAAATAGGCTACGACCCATATAAGGCTCTTGAGTTCACCAACCTCTTGCGGTCTACTCCGCAGGTTGGCAAGGCAAATCTGGAGGCTATTCCGCAAACCAATGGCTCGTTCAATACGGCTGTGATGTCGTTTGAGCTGGCTCTGTCGCAGGATAGCATCACGTTTGCCCCTAATCCTATCACGGCATACTGCTTTGGCAACGCTGTGATAGACGAGGACCGACTCGAAAACCGCAAGCCCGTCAAGGCTGTGGCTTCGGACAAGATTGACGGAGCTATCACCTGCTTGATGGGCTTTTGGCTGTTTAACCACTTCAAAACTATCGTATAAATGACCATTTCTCAATTCTTCACTCGCTTCTTCAAGCGGTCGTACTACGCTGGTGGCGATAAGTGCGCATCGGGAGGTAGCGTGCAGGAGTTCGTAAATCAATTCAACGCCCCGTCTGTGTCTACGCCAGATAGCGCAATGGCTATTGCCAGCGTGTACCGCTGCGTGGATATTCTCTCTGGGACTATTGCATCGCTCGAGCTTCAGCACCTAAAGCGCTCGGGGAGTATCTTCCAGTACGCAGGAGATACGCAACTCAACACCCTATTTGCTGGGCAGGCTAATAGCAGGCAGAACTTCTTCGTGCTACTCAAGAATATCGTAGCTCGCCTGCTCCTCTCTGGGAACGCCTATATATATCCACGCTTCTCCTCTCGAGGTGAGCTACTGGATATTATTCTGCTTGGCGATGTCGCAGTGTCCTACGACAAGAGTAGTAACACGTACAGCGTCTCGGACTATGTATGGAATATCAATGGCGTGTTCACTGCTGACGAGATTATCCACCTAAAGAACAACAGCCTCGATGGTGGTTACACTGGGGTATCTACTATCAAATACGCCTCTCTGTCGCTCTCGCTTAGCGCCAATGCAGATAAGCAGACGAACAACGGGCTTCTCTCGGGAAACCAAAAGAGCGGTTTCCTCGTGGGTGGAAATGAGCTGCAGGGGCTCGGTGCTCTCGATACCGATGTGGCAGACCGAGTGGCAGACCGAGTGAACAATGAGATTGCGCAGGGGCGCAGAATTATTCGCTTGTCTGGGTCTATGCAGTTCATAGAGTCCTCTATGAGCAACTCCGATGCCGAGCTTCTTGAGGTGCGCAAGTACTCCGTGCTGGATATATGTCGCTTCTTCGGTGTGCACCCGTACATGGTGTTTGCTGACCAAAGCACGAACTACAAGGAGGCGGAGAACTCGCAGATCAACTTCCTCAACCAGACGCTACAGCCACTTATCCTGCAGATTGAACAAGAGTTCTCAGTGAAGCTCCTGCCAAGAGGTAGACGAGCATCCGAGCGCATCCGTTTTGATCTATCGCGCCTCTTTGCAACCGACCTGCGCACCCGTGCGGAGTACGTGAAGAGCAGTGTGGAGGCTGGGGTGATGACCCCCAATGAGGGGCGCATCTTCGAGAATAGAGAGCCTATTGAGGGTGGTGACCAGCTATTTATCACGTGCAACGTAGCCCCCATCTCCTCTCGCCCGAGTATTGAGGAGCTTCACCCAGCTGGGGATGAAGGCAAAAGCGCAGAGGAATAGCGCAAAGTGGTGTCAAAATAAGCCATATAACTACGTTATATAAAGCCCAATACAGATATGAGCGAAAATAAAATACTCGAGCTTAGAAGCAGTTCCAGTGAGCTGACTGCGCCATCCCTTCAAAGCGAGGAAAGCCGCACGATTGAGGGTCTCGCCATTGTGTATGAAGAGGAGAGTGAGGTCTTGTATGAATTCCTTGAGGGTCGTGCATTCCGAGAGATTGTGCATAAGGGAGCAGTGACAGAGGAATTGCTTCGCTCTTCCGATGTACTTGCTCTCTACGAGCATGACCGCACGAAGCTCCTTGCGAGAAGTACGAACGGAGAAGGAAGCCTGCAGCTAACCATCACTGATAGCGGGCTTCACTACCGATTTGACGCTCCAAACACGCAGTTGGGGAACGATACGCTGGAGCTCCTTCGCCGTGGCGACCTGCGCTCCTCTTCATTCCTTTTCGGTGTCAATAAGGGCGATACGCGCTGGGAGAAAAAGGATGACGGCACGTGGCTTCGTCACATTGACCACTTCTCGTATATCGGGGATGTCTCGGTTGTAAGCACCCCAGCCTATCCAGCAACCACTGCATCCGCAGAACGCTCAAAGAAGGCTCTCGATGAGGAGCGAGGATTGCCCGAGCCCACCGAAGAGCCTACTCCCGAACCAGTCCAAGAAGAAACGACCCCCGAGGAAGCTCCCGAGCCAGTTGTTCGTACGCCATTGGCAGAGCGCGCTCTTCGCTGGGCTGACATAACTAAGTCCAACCTTTAACCATTTAACCAATTAACTATGACAAAGGAACAAGAACAGCTGCACGAATTGCACGTGCGATTCAAGGAGCTGCAGGGAAAGCGTCACGCAGGTGCGCTGACCGAAGATGAAGAGCGCGAGCTTGTCCGAGTTAGCGAGGATATTCAGGAGCGAAGCCTCAACGCTGTCGCCACCAAGGCTCTTGAGCCTGACACGGCTGGCGAGCAGGTGGAAGCCGCTAAGCGCTTCCTTGATGCAGCCACCCGAGCAGTGAACTCGCATCAGGCTGTAACTATCGAGGAGCGTGCCGCCACGATGACCACGAACGTAGCAGCTGCACAGCCTACGGTTATCCAAGATGTCGTACAGCCACTCGAGGCAGAGCTTATCCATACCAAGGTGGGTCTCAAGATGCAGTCGGGTGTAGTTGGTCAGCCCGTATGGCCAGTGCTTGCAGGCGTTACGGCTACCATCGCAGGGGAAAATGTCGCTCTCACCGACCAGAACCTCAACCTCGACAAGATTGCCGCTAAGCCCGAGCGTGTCGGTGTGTATGTGCCAGTGACTTCGCAGGCCATCACGGCAACCAACCTCAACCTCCGAGCTATCACGCTCGAGCGACTTGGGCAGGCTGTCGGTACGGCTATCAACACGGCTCTGTTCGCTAAGACTGCGCCTGCTGGTCCTAACAATGGTATCGGGACTATTCTCGCTGCGCCTTACGCTGCGCCTATCGCTGGCACGTGGAGCAACACGGTAGCTCCAACAATCAAGGAGGTCGTTGCTCTCGAGGCAGAGGTTCTCGGCAAGAATGTCAAGGTAGACGGCAGTGCCGCTTACTTCGTGCATCCCAAGACCTACTGCCTGCTCAAGTCTACGCCAGTAGAAAAGGGTAATCCCCAGATGATCCTTGAGAATGGGCATATGAACGGCTACCCCGTAGTGTCTACTACGTTCATGCCCGAGGATGCTATTCTCTTCGGTGTACTGTCCTATGCTGTCCTTGCCCACCACGGCAATGGCGATCGCCTCTATGCCCAGTACAACGGCATTACGGACCGCATCGACTTCACTCTTAACGGTGACTACTCCCTCACGGTCCTCCGTGCAGAAGCATTCGCCTGCTTGAAGCGTAAGTAATAGCTATGCCCACATATATCTCTCTCGAGGAAGCAAAGAAGCATCTGAACGTAGACCACGATGAGGATGACGACTTCATTATCGAGCTTATTGATACTGCCGAGGACTATCTCTCTGGGCTTCTCCGCAGACCGCTGGTCGAGGTGGAGCAGGATTCAGGCGACTTGCCGCCTGCGCTTCGGCACGCTCTCCGAATGCTCGTCGCACGCTTCTATGCTGACCGAGAGGGGTATCGTGTTGGTCGCGTGACGGAGCTTGCTTTTTCGCTTGGCTCACTCATAGGTAGATACCGATTAGAGCGATGAACGCAGGGGCATTCACACACCGACTGGTGTTCCTCAAGGCTGTAAAGACGCAGAGCGTGTCGGGCGCTGTAAAGGAGGATCTGGTAGAGAGCTTCCGCTCTCGTGCCTACCTCCGAACGCTTCGCCCGACCTACGACAAAGACGGCTTGCAGGCCCGTGAGGTTGTTGATACCTCGGCTGTGGTGTTCGTGGTTCGCGCTGATAAGCGTCTATCTACCTCTGGGTGGCTTCGCTTCAATGGCGCACTCTACCGCATCGTACTGCTCCAGCCTATGCTTGACAGAACGGTGCAGGTCACAGCTCGCTATGTAGACGAATAGAGTATGCCTGATGTAGTTTCTCTCAACGGATTCCCCGAGGTCGAGGCCTTTATCGGCAGGCTCAAAGAAGCCCCAAGCCCAGAGAGTCTGCGTGAACCATTCTTCCGTGCTGCGGAGGTGTACCAGCAGGATGTTCGCACTACCCTGCCTCCTCTGTACAAACAGCCGAATAGGAATGGGCACGTTCCAAGGGGCAACCTCATCAGAGGGCTTCGCAGGCGTATGCCACGAAGAAGCAGGGGAGGACGAGTGTCTGTTTCGATCGGTTTCCTATATGTCAATGGAGCTACGGCTATGGGGCAGGAGTCGCAAGCTGCGAACCACGCCCACCTTATCGACAAGGGGACGGCTGACAGATACACTCGAAGCGGTAAGTTCAGAGGCAGGGTGCAGCCCACCCTCTTTTGGACGCACGCCAAGCAGAGAAGCACGCCACGCGCACAGCGAATACTCCTTGCAGGTGTCACGAAAGTCTTAACCAACGTATGAGCATCTATCTCGACAACAACAGAAAATGGCACACCGCCCAGTGGGTGCGTAGCAAGCTCCTTGCGTGTGAGGAGTTGCGTGAGCTGGTTGGGAATAAAATCTTCCCCGTGATAGCTCGCGAGGACACCCCTGGCGACTACATAATCGTATATCGCAGCGCCTATGGTCGTGAACGCGACAAGTCGGGCGACACGCACAGCGAGGCGTATGTAACCGTGCTATGCTTCTCCGATGATTACGATAGGTCTATTGAGCTTGCGAAGCTGATAGACGCTGTTCTCGATGGAGGGCGCAATGACGATGTCGGGAAGACGATGGGTTGGCGTGAAACACGTGCCACACTCGATGAGTCCGAAGAAGGCCACTCTGATGGTAAGTTCTTCCAGTCACTTACGTTCGAAATATCATAACCAAAACCAATAACTAAATAGCAGTTCTTATGGCAACTCAAACACCTCCAAACCCAAAATACGATAAGAACAGGGACCTCGTTAGAGGCGAGTCGTATAGTATGTTCCTCGGTGGGCTGTTCGTCCCCTACGTGAAGAAGGACGACTTCAAGTTCACCCCACAGACTATCGAAATCTCCAGCAAGATGTCGGGCAAGAGTCCTGATAAGCTCGGTGGGCGAAACGACTGGTCCGCCTCTATCGAAGCGTATGTTTCGAACACCGCAGGGCATCTGTCCTACAACGCTCTCGAAAACCTTGCCGCATCGGGTAAGGCTGTTCCATTCGAGATCTGCGAGGTAACCATCGCAGAAGACGCAGCAGGCCTTCGCACTGTGACCAAGGGTGCGGCTCTCCGCAAGGGGATGGTCACTATCTCCGACCTTAGCAAGAACAGCACGGGCGGTGAGTACGAGACCTTCACCTGCACGCTGAACGGCTCTGGTCCTCTCAAGGACAAGGCGGATAAGGAAATCGGCAGTACCGAAGCGATTACCGCCGCAGGGATTACCCTCTAATGGACAGCGTGCCATTCCCACTGACACTCCGCGCGGTACTTCTTTTCGAGAAGCTCTCCGCGCGGAGTTTCTCTACACTGAATATCCAAGATGGGGAGCAGATACCGCTTCTCATCTACTGCTTGCAGAGGTGCGAAGATGGCGGTAGTAATATGCCTTTCGATGCGTGGGTGTCTGTCTTGGATAGCGTAGAGGTATCGTCTCATCTGTATGGGCGACTGGAGCGCACTCTTGAGGAGCTTACGCCTATTACAGCGTCAATCTCGGATGGCGAAGACTCGGGTGAGCCCAGTGGTGGCGAAGATGACGGGCCCGACTTCACGACTATCGCCAATATGCTAATCATAGATGGAGGTGTCGATGCTGGGTACGTTATGGACAGAATGGAGCTGTGGGAGATCCCAGCCATTCTGAACGCCATACAGAAGCGCAAGCAGGAAGGACTCGAGTACAAGCGTCTATTCACTTGGATGTCTATGCTACCACACCTCGCACAAGACTCCGTATGCTCCCCAGAGAAGCTCCTGCCGTTCCCGTGGGAGGTAGAGAGCGAGGACGTAGGTCAAGCCATCTTTGACCAGCTCAAGAATGCGAAAATCGTAGTCGCAGATAAGTAATACACACATTCAGCCTACCAGCCTATGGCTAATAATCTTTCATTTTCCGTCCGATTAGAGCTGCTTGCGGACAAGTTCAAGCAGCAAGCCGAGAGCGCCAAGGCTTCGCTCCGTGGCATCCAGTTCCAAGCCCTTGCAATGGCTGGTGCGTTGGGCGCAGGCGTCACCTCTATCAGTAGCTTTATCTCCTCTCTTGTCAATACGGCTCGAGAGGCAGGCCGTGCGCGTGTAGTACTGCGCAATATCAGCACAGACACACGCGAGTATGCGCGTAGCTTGAAGTTCCTATCAGAGCTTACGAATAAGTACGGTACAGACCTTATAGGTACTACCGAGGCGTTCGCTAAGTTCAAGGCGGCTGCAACTCCTGCGGGCATCGCTATGGCGGAGCAGGAACGCATCTTCTCCAATATAAGTAAGGCTATGGCTTCGTTCGGTATCTCGGGCGGAGAGGCGGCTCTTACGATGATGGCAATTACTCAGATGATGAGTAAGGGGAAGATCTCCAGCGAAGAACTCCGTCGCCAGCTTGGTGAGCGCATGCCTGTGGCTATGCAGGCTATGGCGAACGCTGCTGGTGTGTCGATGTCACAGCTGGATAAGCTCCTCAAGGAGGGTAAGCTCCGAAGTGCTGAGATTATGGGTAAGTTCTCCGATGAGCTGGCGAAGCTCTCTGGGGACACCAGCACCGACAACCTCGAGAGTTCTCTTGGTCGTCTCAAAAACTCCTTCACCAGCCTTGCAGATTCCCTGCATGTGTACGACAACTTCAAGGCTCTTGTCGAGAAGGTAAAGGACCTGCTGGACTACCTGCGCACACACCTATCCAACTTGTACATTTGGGCGGGTGGCTTGCTTGGTGCTCGTCTGTGGAGTAAGTTCTCAACAACGTGGAATCAAGCGGGTGCAGCTATCAAGGCATCGCAGGCGCAGGCTATCGCTGACGAGGCCGCTGCCAAGGAGTCTGCAAAGCGAGCTAAGCTGGAAGCGCAGAAGGCGCTCTCAGAAGCCCAGCAACAGCTCCAGCGCGCAGAGGCGGCTGTGCAGTCGGCTGGCACGATTACAGAGAAGGAGAAGAAGCGCCTTGAGGTAGCCAAATACACTGGCGATGTGCGCTTCCAGAAGGCGGTAGATAACTTCTCCAACGCACAGACGGAGAAGCGCACCCTGCTGAACGAGCATCAGGCTCTACTCCGTGGTATGCAGAGAAGCGAAGAGGAGGCAGCACAGAGAGTTGCTAATGCCAAGCTCGCACTCCAGCGTGCCAATGATGAGGCGGCCGCCAAGATTATCGCCAAGCAGGAGCAGATAGAGCGAGCCAAGGATGAACGAGTGGCTGCTGCCAAGCGTGCGCTGGAGGCTGCCACAGCACCAAAGGATGTAAAGGCAGCTACTTCCGCTCTGAATAAGGCTGACCGATATACCTCTGAGGAGCAGAAGGCTATCCGTGACCTGCAGAGAGAGCAGGCTGCGATAGTCTCTAAGAGTCAGAGGGAGTACGACAAGGCTATTGCAGACCAGTCACGTCTGCAACTTGCGAATATCACGAAGCGAGAGCGAGAAGAAGCGCGCTTAGCTGGTAAGCTGGAGCAGAATGCACGTGCGCTCGCCGCCACTGGTGACGCACTGAACAAGGCAAACCACAACAGACGCGAACTCCTCGCAGAGGCACGTGCGAAGAATGAAGAAGCGCGCATCAAGCGTCTTGCCGCTCTGCAGGCCTCTGCAGATAAGGCACACTACAATATCGGAGGGAGAGCAACTAATCTCCCCTCGTCCTCTGCATCGGTGGCTGGCGTGCTGAACACTCAGCGAGCTATCAGTAATGCAGGCAACCTCTCGTTCCGTCCTGCAAGCGAGATTATCGCAGAGCAAACCAATGCGGCATCCACCACGGTGTCACTATGGGCAAGAGCCACGACCACAGTAAAACTCGCTTGGGCTTCCACGCTGGCGACTATCCGTGGACTTATGGCCACGATTGCGCCTATGGCTATCATCGCAGGTATCACGGCTATCGTGACCGCCCTTGCAGACTGGTATCGTAAGCAGAAGGAGATTAACGGACTGCAGAATGAGTACCTCGCCAAGCAGAGAGAAATCAAGTCTACTCGAAGCGACGAGGAGGTGCAGATTTCCCGCCTATTCAGTCTGTATCAGAGCTTAGACGGGAAGCTGGAGGAGCAGAAGACGGTACAGCACCAGTTGGAGAAGTCTCTTGGCTTGCAGGAGGGCTCTCTTGACCGAATTGCAGGGAAGTACGACCGAATCAAGAATGTCGTAAGCAAGATACTCCAGCTAAAGGAGATTGATAGACAGATTGACTTCTACAGCGAAACTGCAAAGACGAACAAGAAGCCTCTGCAAGACCGATATGGCGAGTATCTCAAGAGTGGCGGTAAGAGCCTTTCTGCGGATGATATGGAGAGAGTCGGAAAGGCCCTCGCCAAATCGTTCTCACTTTCAGATGCCCAAAGAAACGGCTACTTGAAGGGCTTTACATATGATAAGGATGTACGGACCTCTACGGATAACCAGAGAGAGTTAGGCAAGCTCAAGGGAATTTACAAGGAGCTGTTTGGTGCTGATGCTTCAAGGGAAGCCAAGCGGTTTATGGTGTCTATCTTGGAGGACGGGATTACTTACCAGTCATTTAAGGAGGCTTCTGCGAGTCAGCTGGTTGCCAATGATGCAGAGGCAAAAATAGGTGAGCTTCAAGTCAAGCGCATCAAGATAGAGGAAGAAGCCAATGGCGTTGTGAAGTCTATTGGCGGGAGCTTTGCTGGTGGCGGTGGCGTGTCAAGCTCCTACGACGACGACTCAAAGAAGAGCAAGAAGAAGAGCGAGCTACAGCGCACAAGAGAGGCGGCCGCCAAGGAACTCAACGAACTGCACAACCAGCGTGCGGCAGGCATCATCTCCGAAGAGGAATATCGTCTTGCACTTGACAAGGTTGCCACCCAGTATCGTGAGAAGCTCGCATCGCTTCTTGGTGAGAAGGCCCTCAACGACCAGCAGTATCAGAGCCTGCAGACGCATCTGCTTGTAGAAAGGGAGGTAATCGAAGAGAAGGCGAGAAGTGCAGCGGAACTCAAACTGATCACAGCGCAGGTGAAGTACGGCCTTGCTACGGAGGATGATCTGCGCAGAGCCAAGGCGGAGCGTGCTAAGGCCGAGCTGAATGCCCTTATCAAAAAGAACGGAGAGCTTGATGTAGACGACAAGTATGTCAAGGCTAAGATGAGCGAGATCGACGCTGTCTCCGATATTGCAAACCTGCAACGCAACTACGCTGACGAAGCGAAGAAGCTGGAGAAAGCACGTGAGGAGGGCAGGCTCAAGGAGAATGAGTACGCAGAGGCTCTCGCTAAGCTCATATCATCTACACGTGAGCGAGCCAATCAGACCTCTACGACCACCACTGGGCAGGAGAATCTGAAAAAGGAGCTGGGCGAAAAGCTCTCCACTGACCTCTCCTCTATTGCTAAGGCTGCCACTCCAGTCAAGAGTGTGCGTGATACGAGCTACGACTACAAAAAGGACGAAGCTACGAAGCTGGGAGAGGAGAAACAGCTTATGGAGGACTACGTACGCCAGTTGCAGGAAGCTGAAAAGGCTGGGCTGGATGTTGCGGAGGCTCTCAAGCAGGCGCAGAAGGAGACCAAGACGCTCGACCAAGCTATCAAGGTGGCTACTATTCAGTCCGACTTGAAGAAGTACCGAGAGGCGGTCAAAGACCAGTCGTTTTCGGGCTTAAAGTCCGTTGCGCAGAGCGCACGCCACCTCAAGAGTGCATTCAGTGAGTTGCAAAAAGCATTTGACCCCGACTCGCAGGCCTCTGCATGGGAACGATTCTTTGCAGTGTTTGACTCTGCGACGCAGGGTATCGACACGATCCTCTCTCTTGTGAAGATGATAGAGGGGCTTACGCAAGCCCGACAAGTGGCGGCTGCAGCCGAGCAGGCACTCATAGCACAGCAGGTTGCAGGCAGAACGCTTGTGACCACCACGGAGGCAACGTCTACCGCCACGGAGTTAGGGCTTACGACTGCACGTATAGCGGCCACGCAGGCGGAAACCACTGCGGATACTGTTGGTGCGGCTGCAAAGGCCGCCAAGGCACACGCGGGCATTCCGTTTGTCGGTGTGGCTCTCGCTGCGGTTGCCGTGGGCGGTCTGATAGCCCTCATTTCATCTTCGGCAAAGAAGATACCGAAGTTCGCCAATGGTGGTATCGTGCCAGGCGGTGATGGCTCGGGCGACCGAGTCCTCGCTCGAGTCAATCCTGGCGAATTGATACTTAACAAGGCACAGCAGGGGAGACTTGCCAACCACTTGACCTCCGCAGCATCTATCCGAGTGGAGGTAGAGGGTAAGATCCGTGCAAAGGATATTCTGCAGCTAAGTAGTGTAGCTGCTCGACATAAAACACGATAACCAACCAAAACCAAAGACTATGAGTTTTATTGACTTCTTCGACCCTGACGCCTTCTCCAAGACGGAGATAACGCACGCAGCGGTAATCGGTATCTTCTGCTATGTGAGTGTGACTATCGCCCGCTTCCTTGACCTCGCTTCTGCGCTTATGCGAGACAAACGCTTTGACGAAAAGCAGGCTCGCATCATCGTAAGCGAGGGTAAGCTGGAGGGAGACCCAAAGAAGCTCGCAAAGAAGTTCGGGAATGGAGCGTCAAGCAAGGGCTACGCTTCATTCGTCATCAGACTTGTGCTGTACTACTTCTGTGTGGCTCTTGCAGGCATTGTCGATGGAATTCTGCTTATGTCTGATGCGTGGTCATACGCTCACCTTCATGAGCTCCCATACGTATCAATGTTGGTGACGCTACTTATCGTACATACGGAGTTCACGAGTATTTGGGAGAATAGTCCTAAAAACGTCACGCAGAGCATGGAGAAGAGTATGCGACGCTTCGTGAAGGGAGCTAATGCAATACGCAACAAGGACGTCGAAGAGATCCGAGAGATCTTTGTTGAACGAGTAAAGAGAGAAGAAGGAGAAGAATAATACCGAAACGACTATGAGCAAGTATTTCACACTCGAGGAGCTGACACGAAGCCAAACGGCCGCGCGCCTCGGAAAGGACAACACCCCCAACGCAACGCAGAAGCGAGACCTCCTGCGACTGATGGACTACCTCGACGGCATCCGCGAGGAGTTCGGCGAGCCTATCAAGGTGACATCGGGCTTTAGAGGCTGGGAGGTCAATAATGCGGTCGGAGGCTCAAAGAAGAGCCAGCATCTCGCAGGGCAGGCCGCTGACATCGTGCCAGCAAAAAGTCCCGAGCGACTGAGAGAGCTGTTCGATCTCATCCGCAAGCGGGGAGGCTACCAGCAAGTGATCTTCGAACGCAAGGGGCAGAGCGTATGGGTGCACGTCGCTATTCCCCCGCTGGGCGAAATGCCACGGCAGGAGGCGATGACGACCAACGATGGGAAGAACTTCACCCGACTAAAGTAACTAACACAGCAGGGCGGGCGGTAATGGGGTGTCCTCCCGTCCTGCATCTAACCACCCCGACCAAAACAAAACTATATGCGACCATTTGGAAGTAAGAGCGACGGCAAGACGCTCCAGCTGGTGCAACGTGGCACGGACAAGCGTATCCCCGTGGAGCTGGTCAAACAGCCTACGGGAGAAGTCCTTGACCCTGCGGAGCTGGAGGAGCTGAGCGTAAAGGTGGCGAGCGAGAGCGAAGCTGGGTGTGCTTCCGTACCGCACTCCGTAGAAGACGGCAAGCTGGTGGTAGAGGTCACGGCAGAGGTGACACGACAGCTGGGGCTGGGTGTGTACACGCTGACCGCTACGGGGCGCATCCCCGACGAAGCCTACGCCGACGGCTACCACGACTACGAGATAGTAGTAGACCTCTGCAAGGTAACTAAGTACGGTAGCAACGAGACGCCAGTCAAGGTGCAGGCTAACGTGCTGGTGGGGCTGAAGGGCAAGGACGGCAAGAGTGCGTATGAGATAGCAGTCAAGCACGGCTACCAAGGCACAGAGGAGCAGTTCGCCAAGGACATCATACCTAAGTCGAACTACGAACGCGCCAAGGAGCTTCAAGGCTTCCAGGGTACGGAAGAGGAGTATCTCGACAGCCTGCACGGGGCACCTGGGAAAGACCTTTATCAGGCAGCTGTCGAGCGTGGCTACAGTGGCTCCTTTGATGACTTCCTCGAGAAGCAAAAGGGAGCGCCTGGCGCCCCTGGGAAAAGTCTCTACGAGTTAGCCCAAGAAGACGGCTTCACGGGTACGCTCACAGAGTTCCTCGCCAGCAAAAAGGGCGAGAAGGGTAAGGATGCCTACGACGACTACCTCGAGACAACAACGGACAACCCAAAGCTCACCAGGGAGGAGTGGGCAGACCCTAACCGAAGAAACAGCAACAACGGAAATGCAGAAGAAGGAATGAACAAGACAGAGATAGAGCTACTCTACAAGCTCAACAACGGCACGGACGAGAGCGCAACGGAGGACACGACCGCAGGGGCGCAACTGATGGAGGCTGACGGCCACCGCAGGGATATCATCAGAGCAATTCGTGCCAAGGGCATATCGGTTGCCGACACCGACGGGCTTACCGACCTCGCAGGCAAGATACAGGAGATTAAGGTGTATGTTATCCCCGTCTATGCGAGGACGCAGTTCGGGCTGTTTAAGGGGGGGGACCTCCCCACGCTGGAGGTGTATGCGGAGTTCAACCCTGCCGACTTCTCCAACATGTTTGCTAACTCAACCTCGCTGAAAGCTCTCCCCGAGATACGCAACGCTGGTCAGATCTCGACTATAACAAATATGTGCAGTTGGTGCGTATCAATGACCACGGCAACGCTCCCCGACCTTCCTGCCGTCACGGTCGCAAATGGTGCTTTCTACGGGTGCACATCACTGGAGACGCTCACGATAGGCGCAATGCCACGATGCACAACGATGGCATCGCTCGCCACGACCTGCGCCTCGCTCAAGACGATTACGCTCGGTGAGAGCCCTAACGTGACCGAGATAGCGCAAATCGCCTACGGCTGTTCGTCTCTAACGGAGGTTACTATCGGCACGGGCGACAGCCTGACCAAGGTAGATAACGCCTTCAACGGATGCTCCCGCCTGCGACGCATCAACGGCACGCTGGACTTCACCAAGCTCGCCTCTACGGCTAACATCTTCTTCGGGTGCGAAGCGCTGGAGGAGGTGCGTATCAAGGGGCTCAAGGTAGACCTCAGCCTCCAGCAAAGCACCAACCTCTCCACCGAGAGTGTGAAGTATCTTGTAGACAACCTGCAACAGGTCACAGGAAAGAGCATCACGATCCCACGAGCTTGGCAGACCGCTCACACGGCAGAGGCGAGGGAGTACAGCCAAAAGGCAGCGGCCAAGGGCTTCACACTTAATTTTAGATAGCTATGGATATGATAGAGTTAATCGCACCCGACGGCTTCGCCTACGTGAACCGAAGCCACCGACTAATCGGCTACTACCTCTACTGCCCCGACCAGCAGGCGGCCGACCTCTGGACGCTAACTCCCGAGGAGGAGGCTCTCGCCCTTGAGGCGCAGTGGATAGCCGAGTACGAGGCTAAGGCCAAGGCAGAAGCCGAAGCTGGCGATCCCCAGCCATAAACGAAAGCGCCCCACCGATCGGCAGGGCGCATAGAGAGGCGGGGCTGGATAGGACTAAATGAGTACGAAATCTGAAAGCCAATCTCCAGCCACAGCACTCTCTCCTACAAAGGTAGCAAGCTGTGGCTATCTATCAAAGACTTAACACAGATTTACGATGAAAGCAAATAGACTGAGCGCGTGGGAGACGCTCCTTATGATCGTAGCCGTGGCACTCATCGGCTACTTCCTCACCTCCTGCTCCCGACGGGTGCTCCCGATCGAGAATACCCGCACGGAGTGGCGTGACCGAATAGAGTGGCGTGATCGCCTGCGAATCGATAGCATATACATCCACGACAGCGTGTATGTCTCCGAGAGGCAGGCAGGCGATACCATCTACAAGGATAAGGTCGTGTATCGCAACCGCGAGAGAGTTGTACACGACACTATCAACGCTGGTCGTGTCGATAGCGTGCGCGTGGTGCAGACAATCACAAAGCACGTCGAAGTCCCCGCCAAGCTCACAGCGTGGCAGGCTATGCGCCTCAAAGCCTTTGCGCCCCTCCTCGCTATTGCGGTGCTACTCGGTGCGTGGGTGTCGAGGAAGCTGTGGCTACCTCTACTGCGGGGGCTGATTTAG